ATACACCGATGACCAAATGATAGACATTGTGGGCCCAGACTGGGCACCCGAGGACGACGCAGGGCATCTAACTTTAGGACAGAGATTACAAGACGCACAGGCTTGGTTAGACGATCAGGGCTATAGTGTTGTAGTAGAAGATGTAGAAATCGATCTCGAAGGCGGTTATCGCTGGAAGATCTATGGCGAGTTTTATAATCCTAGATTTGCTAAAAAAGATCAAGGTGTGGCGGAAGGCCAAGTAAATGAATTTGCTCCAAATCCTAAAGACGATAATGATGACGATGGCGAAAAACCAAACAATCATTATGTAGTTTTCGAATTCAACGACCAAGGAAATATCTTAGAACCTGCCTATATGTTTGATAACAAAAACGACGCATTAGGATATTTAGAGGAAGGCGGTTATGCTATAGGAGCAGCAGTGATACAATATGTCTACGGTTTTCCCAAAAAACTTGTTAAGCAACAATGGGAAACCAACAATATCACTGTTAAACAGTTAAGAACTAATAAGAATTTCTTAAATTTAATAAAAACCTATAAAGGTCCGTTCAAACATGAGGGTGGATATTACGAATCTCAGCAAGGTGTATCGGAAGGCAGAACAATGTGTCCAGAATGTGGTGGTCCAGCATACAGTAATTCGATGTTAGCCGAAAAACAAGATGCTTGTTACCATAAAGTACGAAGTCGTTACAAAGTTTGGCCCAGTGCTTATGCAAGTGGTGCATTAGTGCAGTGTCGTAAAAAAGGCGCCAAAAATTGGGGCAATAAATCTAAGTAATTTGGTAAAATAAAATTTGAATTACATCAAATATTAATGTACAGTTAGTCTGTGCTTAACAATATTTTCAGTTTTAGTATTGACAGACTAAATACATTTGTTATAGACTTGCAAGGTGCAAGTTTATATCTTGGCACATAATCATGGTAAAACAAAGGAGAACTTATTATGGCAACTTCACTTGCGGAAATCCGCGCAAAACTTCAAGCACAAGAAAACAAATCCCAAGGTAACAACAGTGGTGGTGACAATGGCATTTATGCACATTGGAACATTCCTGAAGGTACTACTGCTCGTGTACGTTTTCTTCCCGATGCAAATACCAAAAATACTTTTTTCTGGGTCGAACGACTAATGATCAAACTGCCTTTTGCTGGTGTAAAAGGCCAAGTTGACAGCAAACCTACTTTTGTACAGGTACCATGCGTTGAGATGTGGGGAGAAGCATGTCCTATCCTTGCAGAAGTTCGTACATGGTTCAAAGACAAAAGTCTCGAGGAAATGGGTCGTAAGTATTGGAAGAAAAAATCTTATCTGTTTCAAGGATTTGTTCGTGAAAATCCGTTGAACGACGAAAAAGCAATTGACAATCCCATTCGTCGTTTTATTATCAGTCCACAAATTTTTAACCTTGTTAAAAACGCATTGATGGATCCCGAACTGGAAAACATGCCCACTGACTATGAGGGTGGTCTTGATTTCAATGTTAAGAAAACTAGCAAAGGTGGTTATGCTGATTATAGCACCAGCACTTGGGCACGAAAAGAAAGTGCACTGACACAAGCAGAACGTGATGCAATTGAAAAGTTTGGTCTTTACAATCTTGCAGATTTTCTGCCTAAAAAGCCTAGTGAACAGGAGCTGAAAATCATTAAGGAAATGTTCGAAGCCAGTGTAAATGGCGAACCGTTTGACATGGATCGCTGGGGAGCATACTTTAAACCTGCAGGTATGATGAACTCCGGTTCAACCAATCGAGTTGCAGATGAGGACGCACCTGCTGTGAAGCCAGTTGCACAAAATCGTCCTGCTCCTGTGTCTAAGGTTGAGGATGATGAGCCTCCTTTCGATGTAGAAGATACACCTACACCTACTGCTCCGGTGCAAACGGCAAAACCTGCCAGTCAACGTGCAGAAGATATTTTGGCAATGATTCGTAATCGTCAAAAATCATAATGTAGTGAAATGCATCTAACAGTTGTTTTAGGCACCCACAGTGAGGTGTCTTTTGATATCTCACTAAATCAAAATTCGTTTACGGAAAAATGGGTAAATGAATTAAGATGGTGCTTAAACAACTGTGATTTTAATCAAGGCGAAACTTTTACCACTTTAATATCGATCCTTTCGACAAATCGTCTGGGCATGGTATAATTTGTTTGGGAAAAGTCTTGGATTTAGAATCAACTTATACTAAAATTGCAGGTAACAAACATATTAAACAAATAATTATTAAGGACTGATTATGGTTAAACCTTTTGATTTAAGTAAATTTCGTAAAAGTATTACAAAGAGTATTGATGGTATTAGTGTAGGTTTTCGTGACCCTGACACTTGGATTAGCACAGGCAATTATGCACTGAATTATCTTGTAAGCGGTGATTTTCATAAAGGAATTCCTTTAGGTAAGGTCACTGTGTTTGCTGGAGAATCTGGCGCTGGTAAAAGTTTTATTTGTTCAGGCAATCTAATTCGTAATGCACAACAAGCAGGAATTTATTGTATTCTAATAGATACGGAAAATGCTCTGGATGAAAGTTGGCTGCATGCATTGGGAGTAGATACCACTGAAGATAAATTGCTTAAGCTTAACATGGCTATGATCGATGATGTAGCTAAAATGATTAGTGAATTTGTTAAAGAATATAAAACAATTCCAGAAACAGATAGACCTAAAGTTCTTTTTGTTCTTGATAGTTTGGGTATGTTACTTACACCAACCGATGTAAATCAATTTGATGCAGGTGACCTTAAAGGTGACATGGGACGTAAACCCAAAGCATTGACTGCATTAGTTCGTAATTGTGTGAATCAATTTGGTGATCTGAATATTGGACTAGTGGCAACTAATCATACCTATGCCAGTCAGGATATGTTCGACCCAGATGATAAGATTAGTGGTGGTCAAGGTTTTATCTATGCATCTAGTATTGTTGTTGCTATGAAAAAACTTAAACTTAAAGAGGATGACGAAGGAAATAAAATTTCCGAAGTTCGCGGTATTCGTGCTGCCTGTAAGATCATGAAAACTAGATATGCCAAACCTTTCGAAGGTGTACAAATTAAAATTCCTTATGAAACAGGAATGAATCCGCATAGTGGGTTAGTTGATATGTTTGAAGCAAAAGGATTATTGCAAAAGGATGGCAATAGTCTTAAATATACATTGGCAGACGGGAACGTAATTAAACAGTTTCGAAAAGCTTGGGAAAGAAATGAAGATCTAACCCTAGATCGAATCATGAAAGACTATGCGGAAAATCCTCATAGACTATCCCAAACACAGGATATTGAATCATGAGCATAGACATTGATGTAGTTACAGAAACATATAGTATTTTAAAGCAATATATACCACAAAAAGATCGACAAGAAGCTAGCGATAATTTAATGAGTGTACTGGTCGACTTATTAGGGGACAAAGAATTAAAAGAATTCAGTGGAGTTGACAGTTATACCAAACGTAGTTTCGATGAGTATGCAGGAAACTACGAAGAAGATGAAGAAGATCCTGACTACGAAGAATAAATGTGGTATAACCGAGTTGTATCCGACTTAGGCAGCATACCTGCCTTTATTGTTCATTACGAAAACGAATTGGCAGAAGCCAAATTCGAATGCGGTATCAAAGGGCATTTAGAACGTAATATTGCCAATTTGCCGGGTGTAACTGAACATAGATTTAATCAACTACAAGAAATAGAAGCAGTATTAAACTATCTAAACTTACAACTAAGAAAAATTCGTAAGAAACATTTTCAAAAATATCTTGAAAATTATCCCAGAGCCTTAACTAGTCGTGATGCTGAAAAGTATGTAGACGGTGAAGATGAGGTTATAGATTTTGAAACTATTATCAATGAAGTTGCATTATTAAGAAATAAATGGTTAGGCCTAATGAAAGGTTTAGAAAGTAAAAACTTTATGTTAGGTCACATAAGTAGATTGAGAACATCAGGAATGGAAGACGTATCATTATGAGAGTTGTACTATGCACTGGCGGATTTGATCCGCTTCATTCGGGACACATTGAATATTTCAAAGAAGCAAAAAAATTAGGTGATATTCTTATTGTTGGCATAAACAGTGACGAATGGTTAGCTAAGAAAAAAAGCAGACCGTTTATGAAGTTTAAAGATAGGCAAACTATTGTTCGAAATCTTAAAATGGTAGATGGTACAGTAGAGTTTAATGACAGCGATGGTACTGCAAAAAACGCAATTAGAAAAGTAAGACTTAACTATCCGTCTGATACAATTATATTTGCAAATGGTGGAGATCGTACAGAAACAAATATCCCAGAAATGGATATACAGGATTCTGACCTAGAATTTGTATTTGGTGTTGGTGGTACAGATAAGATGAACA